ATGTAAGAGATACATTCGCAAGTTCAGCATTTAAATCTAAATCACATAAAAGACAATCACAAATTATTAATTTAGTAGAACAAAGGGCAGAAGTGGCGGCAGAAAGAGCAAAAGATTCCGAAAAGAAAAAGAATTTAAAAGAAGCACACGAAGTTGCCGACAATGCTAAAGAACAAAGTAAAAGAAAAACGGAGAGGATGAGAGCATGAGTTGGCAACAAATTCTCAAGAAGAAGCCCAAGAGCGCAAGGTCGAAGGCTTTAGAGAGAGCCAAGAAAAAGGGGCTTGAAGGACTCAATCAGGCTCAAAGGTTGAACGACAATTCCGGCAAATCTCACCATGTTATGGCTTTTGAGAACAAGAAAGGCAAATACATCAAGTTTGGACAAAAGGGAGTCCAAACCAATCAAACTGCTGGACAACGAAAAGCCTTCAAGTCACGTCATGCAAAGAACATCAAGCGTGGAAAAATGTCTGCCGCTTATTGGGCTAATAAAGAAAAGTGGAGTCCAAGTAAGACTAAAGAGAAGAGGAACCAAAAATGGCGAAAGGGTTCGTGAAGTCCAAAGCAATTAAAAAGGCGAAACTCTACATTTTGATTGGGGGACTTCTTTATGGCTGAAAAAAGACGATTCGGATTCACCAACCTTTTCCGAAGAACAACCCCAAAACCTTACGACAGAAAGGTATACAATGTCGGGATTCAAGAGCGTGAGCAGTCATACATGATGACAGCGCCGCTGATTTACAGCGTCGTTCAGCAGTCTGTTATCGTTAGAACATGCACTACTCAACTGAAACAAGAGGTCTTCAGGAGAGGCTATGTTTGGGAAAAGGCGTTTGAGTCAAAATGCAAAGCGTGTCAAAAAACACACAAAAGACCTGTCCAAGAGTGTGCTAGGTGCGGTTCTTCGGAACTTGAAAGACCTGACCCAAAACAATTAGAATTCGCAGAAAGATTCATTGAAACTTATGTCAACAAGTCGGAGCAAAAATTCATTGATGTTTTCAAAGAATTGGAAGACGACCTCAACATTATGGATGATGCTTACATCGTCCTTGTCAAAGAATACTATTTGGATGGCAACGGAAAAATCCGTATGCATCGCATCAAAGAGATTTACCGTGGAGACCCAGTGACGATGAGCATATACGCAGATGAAGTAGGGGTTCGTGGGACCAAAGGTTTCACTTGTATTAATCACCGAAACCAGTTATCTACGGAGCCTCACGAAAATTGTCAAGAATGCGGAAGTCCTCTTTATCCTGTCCATTATGTCAACCGGGCTAACGGAGAGGAGCAGTATTTCATTGATGGTGAAGTCCTACACTTTAGCAAATACAGTCCAAGCAGACTCTATGGACAGTCTCCAATCCTCACCTTGTTCAACAACATTATGACGCTCATCGCCATGGAAAATTATGTCAATTCTTCTTACACTAAAAGTCGTATGCCAAGAGGTCTTCTCGCTGTTCAAACAAGAAACATGGATTCTATGGCCGCATTTTGGAGGGGTGTCAAAGAAAAAATGGAACAAGACCCCCACTATATTCCTGTTATGGGCATTGAAGCAGAAAACGGTAAAGGTTCTGTTGAGTGGATTAAATTCATGGATAGCCTCAAAGAAATGGAATATGTCGCTGTCAAAGACGATTTACGAGACCGAATATCTGCATTTTACGGTGTAAGTAAAGTCTTCATGGCTGACAACACTACAAGCGGTGGGTTGAACAACGAAGGAATGCAGATTCTTGTCACTAACAGAGCCGTTCAGATGGCTCAAAATGTTTACAATGAGTATGTGTTTCCTTTCCTTGTCAAACAATTCGGAATCACTGATTGGGTTCTCAAGTTGCCTCCAAGCGAAGAAGAGGATGAAGTCGCCGTTCTCCGTAAAAGAGAGTTAGAAGTCAATATTGCCGCCTCTACAAAGAATCTAGGATTTGATGTAGACATGGATGAAGACGGAAACTTTACCTTCAAAAAACCGGAACCAAAACAAACTATGGAAGGAGAAGGAGAGCAAATTAAAACGGACCCATTAGCCGGTTCTAATGTGGACCAGAGAGATTTAGCAGAGGCGCAAATGGCTATGTTAGATGGTGGGGGTTCCACGCCACAAGAGAACCCTCCAGCCACAAGGAATAAAGCGAGGAATAGCGTAGGACCAGATAAGCGACTTACAGGTTTACCACAAGAAGCCGGAAACCAAAATGTAGATAGAAGAAGCGAAAGGAGGATTGGTTAAATGACTGATACAGCAAGAAGAGAAAGAGAGTTGTCAAGAGAATTAGCAAAGATTCGTTCACAAAGAGCGGCAGAAGATAGAGCGGTTAGAAAGAATCGGGACTTTTCTTTGGGTGGGTTACCTCCCGACACTACACACAAAGCGAAAAGAGGCTCTGCGGATACGCCCGATGTTGTTCAACTCCCTGTCAAAAGAAGACCTAGAACGGAAAACAAGTGGTGATTTTTTTGATTTTGGAGAAAGTCCAACGACAACCTAGGGATGTTCCTAGGCTTTCTCCTGAAGCAAAAGAAGCAATCATTGATTCCACAGAAAAAAATATTCAGGCCTTAGAAGAGGCAAAGGGGATTGTCAGCACTGCAATTTCTGAGACACAAAATAAAATAAAAAGTGCCATTAAAGAACAAAAAGAAAAAAATAAAACAGCAGAAGAAGATGATAAAAAAGATTCTGTTTCTGTTTTAGGATTTTTTGCAGATTTGAATTCTTCCGCTAAGGAAATTAAAGACCAAGCAGAAGAGTATGTCGTGAACAATTTTCCGAGAGCATCTAGAGAAATATTAAAGCCAATGATGTTCACTACAGACTTAGTCACTGAAACTGGTCTTTATGGAGACAAGTATTCCTACACTGCAGAAAGAAAAACAGGCTCTCTTCTTCAAGTGCTGAACGAGGCCATCAAACAAGAAAAAGCGGATTTGGCTAGATTCAAAACAGCAGAAGAAACGGACCCCGAAGAAATAAAAGAAGTCGTTCAAGAGATAGGTCGGGAAAAACCTAGAGCAAAAAACATAGAAGAATTCATCAATGAACCTTTTGGGGAGTCAAGAAATTTCGACAATTTTAGTTATGAAGGATTAGTGAATGAGTTAAAATCGGCGTTGATGTCTGAATTGTTTGAAAGAGAGGGTGCAATAACTCCTGAACAACAGGAACAAATGGCTACAATTACAGATGAATTACAAGACAATGTTTCTCTTGCAGGAAACATACTCTCCGGAATGGGGGACAGAGATGTAGATTCTTTGCGTAATCTCCGTAAAGTATTAATTTCTATTTCTAGAGAATTAAAGAAAAATAATAGGAATACAGATGGTTTAGAATCTCAAATAGGCTCAATCACCGAAAGACTTCAAGAATTTGAAAAAACCGAAGAAGTCAAAATTACGCCCAAGACCCTTACAAAATTAAAGGACATCAAAAAAATGCTTGAAAGATTAGAAAGGACAAGAGACGAAGATTTGATTATTCTTGAGGTTTTAGGTAAGGGCAATCCTGCAAAAAATACTTTTTCTGAACTCAAAAAAATAGCAAGAAGCCCACAATCCGTATTTTATGTCGGCGTTCCAAGAAATGAAAAATTCTTGGCTCCTCTTTCTGTTGTTGAAAAGAAGGTCCGTGCAAACCGATACAATAAACCCAAAAAACCCGGAGAAGACATGGAGAGGTACGAAGAATTGGGCGATTTAGGGAAAGACATACATGACTTGTTGAATACAGAAGAAGAAGAAAAAACTCTTCTTCAAACTCTGAGAGATGTTTATCGCTCAATGACTGGCCAGATTTTGGACATTGGAGCGGATAAAAAACTCCAAAGAAAATTCAGAGATGAGAGAAGGAGAAGGATTGCTAGAATCAGAGACACAAAAGATTATTTTGATTCTCCCGACCCTATAACAGAGGAAGAAAAGGAACGCCTACGAGGAAGAGAACCTAAAACAAAACCTGAGTCTAAACCTAAAAAAGAAATTCAGCCAAGAACAAAATATATGGAAGAAAGGCAACGGAAAATAAGAGAAAGAAAAGCCAAAGAGGAGGAAGACTGATATGTGGGAATTGATACTGAAAGAAGAAAAGATAGAGAAAGAGAACAGTCCTATTCTTGAGTCTCTAGATGAAAAGAAAAGAAAGCGAGTTAAGAAAACGCTACAGACGGCTGAACCAACTGAATATTTTGGACAAGACTTTACGCAACTTGGCGAATTGATTGACATGCTTAAGGAGTTGGAACTCATCAAGTCTGATGAAAAAATGGTTAAGCGTTTCAAATCCATAGATGAAAGGAACATTGATATGTTGGCCTTATCTAGCAAACTCCGTAAGGAATACGAATTGCTTTACCGACAACTTCGTGAAATCGTTTATCCAAAAAGAAAGGGGGACTTGAGAAGTGAGTGAAACAGAAGAAGAAATGTTGGGTGTTCTAAAGGCACTTGTTGAGCGAATTCAGTCTCTTGAAAAAACAGTTTATCATCAAGACAACCTTTTGATGAAATCAGGGTTTGTTGTCGCTGAATCTCCTACTCCATCCATGACCAACTCTGTTATGCCCACGGGCGATACTATCCATAAAATGTCATGGGACGACATAGAAAAATTTGTTAGCGGAAGGTGAACACATGCCTGAAAAAATGACCAAGGAAGAAGCAGTTGTAGCACATACAATAGACCAATTGAGAGTAGTTAAGGAACTAATCAAGAAAGAAAAGAGTCTTCGGGAAGCCGAAGAGACAAAAGAGAGAATAGCCTATGATTCTTTAGGAGAAGTTGTCAAGGTTAAGCGACCCAAGAAAACTGGCGAAAAGGATACTACCAAAATTGAGAGCAATACTGGGACTCATTCGGGATACGGTTTGGCTGGTCAAGAATCTCATTTTAAAAAATCTAGACCTCAAAAACCGACTTCTTATCAAGAAATGGCTGAAATGGCGCAAAAGCGAATTCAGCAAGGCGATAAGAGTAAGATGATAGAGAGAATTAGAGCATTAGCAAACAATAAGGCCAAAACCAATGCTCCGTTCAACGATGATGGAATTAAAGAAATTATTGAAACTGCCGCCCGAACTATGAGTATTGAAGATGTTTTCGGCTTAAGTGGAAACGGAATGTAGGTGGCTAAATGCCCTCCACAGGCCTCATGTTTGGAAAGGTCAAAGCGCCTGTTTCCGATGAAATCCTTGCTCTTTTTGAAAAAACAAGGGTGGCCTACCTCTCTGCTAGAGAGGACAAGAAAGAGTACGGGGGGCGTTGGAGAAACGCTCTTGAAGAAATCAAAGAAGCATTTGATGCTTTATCTCCTCTTGGTAAAGAAATCAAAAGGTTCGTAGATGAGAAACACATTGAAGATAACAACGCAAAAGACCCCGAAAGCAATACGGCTAGAATTATCTATGAAGGAATCAAAGACATGCGCTTTGAATCCGAAGAAGTCTCAGACCCCTTTGCAGATGCTTTCAAGGGGGATGTTTTGGAAGCACTTCTTTCTGATGTAGGAACAATGGTGAAATTTATCCATTATGCTATCCGCTCCGACAACAAGGCTTTACCCCGTAAATTTTATTCTTCTAAGGATTTGAAAGAAGATGAAATTACAGATGGATTAGAAGGAATGGATTTGGAAGTTGATGATGTTCCCTTGTATATCATTGAGCATTACGGTGATGGAAAAGATTCCAAAAAGGTAGAAGCACAATTCAACAGAGCAAATGATATTCTAGAAGACATCATGCTTGAAAATTCATCTGAAGAAACTCTTGAAGAATTACAAGAGGTTGATTTAGAAAAAGCCGAAAAGTCGGTGGAAGAAAAAGCAATCACTCAATTTATTGTGCCCAATAAGCCAATGTATCGGATTTTTGACATTGAGGACATGAATGAATTGAAAGGTTTCAGCGGAGAGTATGTCGTCCAAGAAAAATACGATGGCATGAGAATACAATTACACAAAATTGATGGAAAAGTCCAAGTGTTTTCCTACAATGAAAAGGACATTACCGAGAAATGCAGAGAACAAGTTGAAGAGTTGAAGAAAAAATCATACGGAGACTGTATTCTAGATGCTGAGTTGATTCTTTTTGACGGCGACAAGGCACTACATAGAGCCGATACAGTGGCCCATGTTTTCAAAGACAAATACCAAGACATGGAATTGAAAGCCCATGTCTTTGATATTATGCGACACGAATCTAGAAACATGACAGAGGAACCTTTGAGGGACAGAATAAATCTGTTGTTCAACAACTACTCTGCTAAATCATCCGGAAATCTATTCTTTCCTTCTAAGAAAGATACGAGAATTGCTGATTCATTGAAAGATATTGATGAATATGCAAAGGAAATCATGGACATGCCTACAGCAGAAGGTGTAGTGATTAAGGATATTGAATCCACTTATTTTATCGGAACAAAAAAGAATCCCAAGTGGGTTAAGTGGAAGAAGTTTGTTGATTTGGACATGTTGGTTCTGGATAAAAAATCTACAAAGTCAGGACTTTACTCTTACACTTTAGGGGCTGGACCTGTTGATGAAGAGGAAGAAGGGAAGTTTATCGTAGAGATGGACGGACGAAAATACATGAATGTGGGGAAGGCTCTCAATACAAAAATCAAAGTTGGTGTTGGAGACATCATTCGTGTCAAGGTGGATGAGGTCAAAGAAGACAATGGAAGGTATTCTCTTTATTCCGCAAAAGTCATTGAGGTTCCCGAAGCAATTCTTCCTGATAAAATAGTCACTCTACAAATGCTATCTCAAGACACAAAACCCAGCGTGAAATACAAGGCGCTTTCTTTGGAAAAAGGAATCACAATTACTGATGGCATTCACGGAGAGGCTACAATTATTGCTAAGAGTATGGATGGGTTCGTCCTTTACGGTTTCAAAGAAAACAACCTCATGGCAAAGAACGCTCTCAATGATTTAGATATGTGGAAACAAGAAGCAGAGAAAACGATGAAGACTTATCAGAGTCAGATTCGGTCTGCTACAATCCGATTTACCAAAGATAATATGGACAGAGGGAAGAAAACCAAAGTTAAGGAATTACAAGAATACCTCGTAAGAAATTACCCGAAAGAGTTTGATAATCTATTTGAAGACAAGGAATCTTTTAACAATTTCTTGAATGCTAGCGAATACATCAATGTATCAAACAATGAAATTACTATTGATGATTCGGTCTTACAAAAAAGCCAAGCGCAATTCAAAGTTTATCTTCGTAAGGATGGAAACCTCAACTTTTCTGTAAACTACAAAGACGAATTGCTAATGTGGACCATTGATTTAGAAACTGATGATGATATTTTCGCACTCTTTGGTAAGGCTGTAAAGTACCCTGCTGAAATATCCGAACAACAGGATACACATCAGTTGATAGATGAGGGGGATGTTACCATCGGTGTCCAACGACATGGATACCACGAATACATCCTCAACGGGAACAAGTTTGAAACAAAGTTGCATTTCCGTGTAGTTGATTACGAAGGAGAAAAAGTTTGGATTGCGTTCACAGGATACGAACAAAAACCCGTAGATAAGAACACAGACGATGGCCTTTGGAATATTTATGAAGATAAGTATAGAACGATAAAATTGGGCGATAATACGGATAGCGTTAAATAGTCAAATTGTAAACGAAGGGTTGGGAAGGATGTCTTCTATCATCAAGGCAGAACTTAATCAGGAGTTTCAAATTCTAAAGTCCGACGAATTAATGATTGGTGGATATGCTTCAATTGAAATGGTGGACAAACAAAACGACCTTATCACACTCAAAGCACTTAACGAGGCAGTAAAAAAATACATGGAGAACCCCAAGTTTAGAAATGTAATGACCAACCATTCAAATGTTCAAGTCGGGGAAGTTGTAGAAAATTACAGAGACAGCCAAGGGAGACTATTCAAGACAGAAGTAGATGATGTCGGATTTTTTGTAGTAATAAAACTAAGAGACGACATAGAAAAAGCCAAAGAAATAGGACGAGGGATTCGCAAGGGTACACTGAGGAGTTTTAGCATAGGAGGGCAAGCACTACAAAAAGTGAAAAAGCGTAATGAAGAGTTGGGCGAATACAACGAAATTAGCAAACTTGAATTACACGAAGTAACCATCTGTGAGAAAGGAATCAACCCCGAAGCGAAATTTGACATACTTAAACAAGAGGATGTGAACAAGATGAATAAACTAGAAAAAGCATTGGCGGAATTGGATACGCTTCTTCAAGAAGTGAACACTCTCCGCAAGGAAGAAAAAGACCCCGCTATGGAAAGAGCCATGGGAGAGGAGATGATGGACGACAAGGAAATGATGGACGACAAGGAAATGATGGACGAAAAGGGTATGGGAGAATACATGGACGACGAGCGAAAAGGACCTACCCCAACCCTTGACGGAGGAAGCGTTGAAACTGGCGAACCCGCAGACCGCTATGTGGTTATGGGTGGCCGTCCTGTTGGAGACTCGCAAGCAACCAAGGAAGGAGAAGTCTCAAAGGCTTTT